GTGTTCGTTGTCATGATGAATCACAAATCCTTCTGGTTTAGATTTCTTACCTTCAATATGGTGTTCGTAATGTCCTTCATGTGTCTCTAAAGAATTTACTAGATGATTCTTAGCTTGTGCTAGATGATGGTGCATTGATAACAAATTACCATAGTGTGACTTGTTCTTTTCGATGTGTGCAACTTGTGCTTTACCTTCACCAGTCTTTTCGTTTTTAGACTTTTCAGTCTTAACTTTGGCAGCAGCTTTTTCGTGGACATTTTTTACATGATCCTTGAAACCTTTAACACTAGGAACTAAATCGTGTCTAACTGTGTGATTGATATAGGTTGATAGGTGACCATGTTCACCACTATGAGATGCATGAACGGAATCATACATTTTGTGGCCATGTGTATCGTGTATTTCTTTTGCTGCGGCCATGTGTTTTTGGAAACCGTGTTCGTTCGCAGCTGAATGTTTAACTTTTGATGTATCGTGTTCTGCACCGTGAATGTGAACATCTGGATGCTCTTTGAACTTACTACTGTCTACGTGTGGAGTATTGCTTTTTAAGTCATCACCGTATTGTGTATGAACTACAACGCCAATTTTAGATTTTTTGGCCTTGTCGGCTTCTTTTCCGTGAGCTGTATAGGTGATGGTGTTTGGAGTAAACGAAACACTCTCATGCAAAGTCTTTGTATCTACATGGTGCATCACATCGCCTTGGAATACACCTTTCTTAGGTGTAACTTTTGGTAGATGTTTTAATGCATGTTTTAATGTTGTTGCAAGACCTGGTGCATGGCCATGGTTCTTATCAATATCCGCTTCAGTATGATTGATTTTTGGATTCTTGTTGAACGCAGACTTGGTTGCAACAAAAAACTTACCATTTTTAGGATGATGGCCAAAGACAAGTGATGGTGAACCATCATATTTCATTGTCAGGTTGGTACTTTTGTGACCAGAAGTCATGTGGGCATGAGCTTTGTGTAAAGCTGCAAATGCATGTTCAAAACCAGCATGGCCGTGCATCAAAGGACGGTCTTCAGCATGGTGAATATGTTTTAACTCGGAGCCTTGGTCGGCTTCCTCAGATAAGAACGATTTAAATGTCAACATTGTTTGTTTACCTTCTAGAATTGCAACACACTCTGGTTGCTCAGGAACTATTTATACAACATTTTAGTTTATGGTCCGAAACTTTCGAAATGTTGCCTTTGATACATAGTGACAAAAATTGTTGGGTTTTACCAGCTGGTCCCCTCAAAGTCTAACCAATATGTGGAAGCTCTGCCTTTGCCTGACAACAAATAGAACGGCATTGTGTGCATCAGGCCTCGGCTAGAGTTGACATAACATAATTCTTTAGGTCCACGGTCCAAAGACCAGGCGAAATGGGATGTTCCAGTATCGCCACCAATGTACCTTTCAGATTGCATGATATGTTGCAGATTTTCCAAAAAGTCTGTACTTATTTTAAAACTCTCTGGAACTTCACATGGTAACAGATTTTTGTTGGAAAGGCAAATGACTTTTTCATAGTCTTTAAAACCAACGCTATAGTAATCTATTTGTCTCTGAAATTCTTCTTTAGGCCAGTTTCTATATGTATTATATGGTGCATCAAAGACTGGACAAATAACAATTTTCCTTTTAGGATCAGTATAGTTCATGAACTTTACAAGGTCACCAGAAATGTCTCGGTAGTCCCACAGATTGACACGGCGCCAAGGTAATGATTCATTGCCTGAAAATGCAGAAAGATAATCTGTAGGTTGCCACAACAACCAATTATGGAATTTTAAACAATGTTCCGTTTGACTAATGGTCCCCGGTTTTAAGAAAAATTGTAATTTTGGTTGATTGTGTTTTTTTCGTAGGTGTGCGACAACGTTACAAACACCAACAAGGTCACCCATCCTCAAAGGACCACCAAATGTTCCAGGTTCAATATTGATAATCATAACAATTTCTGTAAGTCTTTTGCGTGTACTAGTTTTGCTTTACGATTTAAGTAAAAGTGTTTCTCAAATACTTTATCGATATTTTTACCATTATCCCAAGTTACATCATCACCGACTCTGAATTCTGGATTCCAGTCTTCTGCTTTCCAAACAACATAACATTCTTTGTTCAACAGGTCAGCAATCATTCCGATGCCGGTAAAGTTGGTAATAAGTGGTTTCTTTGAATTCTTAATAATATAACAATTCGTTAAGATATCTTTATTGTAGTCAATAAAATCATAACCATCCAAATATGATAAGACATTAGTTTCTCTACGTGCATCGATTTCTGCATCATCCCATCGGTCACCAACGTAATAACTGTCACCAATATATGCATCAACATTAGGAAACTGTATCTCAAAATTATCATTTACTTCAAATTGTAAACCATATCTATCTTTTAACCAGTTTTCATAACGACAAGTTTCGATTGGTCTGTTGGGATCATTCTTGTCTTCTCTAGTCCAAGAACTAAGAATAACAATCTCACCATAGATAAAAATATCATCATCAAATTCCACCGAATTGAATAAGTCTTGGTACATCAAAAACTCTTTGAGACCTTTGAACTTCTTCATTTCATGTCTAATAATAAAATCAACCTTACCATATTTTTGTACAAGACCAGATAGAACTGGAAGTGATTGTACAAAATCACCTAGGTTTGCAGTACAGTTAAGATAAATCTTCATGAAAGTCCTTGAACGCAATAAACCAATCTTCACTTGAAACCTTATGTAATTCAAACAATTCAGGTCTCAACAAATACGAAATCAACAATAGTGTTTGGTCATCATCAATTGAATTATTTTTAATTAATTCTTTTGCAGAATGTACAATCAACACTTCTAATAGTGGCCACATTGTTTTGTCGGCCACAATACAAGGTCCAGTAATATGAACATCATTGTTTGCAATGATATCTGAGATGAATGTGCCTTCAACATAATCTTTTAGATTGAAGACATGAATCTTATCTTTACTGAAAGGATATTTCCAATGTGTAACACCATTTAGTGTTTCTTCGTTGCGGCAATAACCAAAGTCTAACCAAGCAATCAAATCTGTCTTTACTAGATCCAATTGAATTGCTCTACTGACAAATGTGGACTTTAGTGCATTGACCAAAACATAGTCAGCATTCCAGTATTCTGGATTTTTAACTTGTGCAGGATTAATTAGTGCTTGATATTCTTCACTCTCTTGTACCTTTTGGATTTGTTTTCTAAATTCTATAAAAGGTGTTGGGAAATCAACGACATTAATTTCGGTGTTCTTACCTTCTCTGATTTTCTTAATTTGGTCAACAAATTCTTCAGAAGTGAAGATAACCATATCATTTTCTAATTTTGCAAGATGAGCAAATCTTTCGAAATAGGTGTCATTGCTTCTTTGAAGGTAGTGTGGCAGTCCACGTTCAGGTGTCCAGTTTCCACGACCAATGTCAAAAAAGGCTGTTACAATAGTAATGTCATTCATAGTAATATTTCTTATAGTTATTAACGATTTCAATTTCTGGTGATAAATTACTTATGAAGCTTTCATAATCAAAACCAGGTTTATGATTGTGTGTGTCAGTTAATTTAGTATTTACAATATAACCTCGGTTACAAAGTAGATAGTAAACAACCATGAAACAGTCATTGTAACCAATTGTTGGATAAACTGCCTGTATCTCATCAAAGTTTTGTTTGAACCATTCAATAACATTGTCATAGTTTGCAAGAAAAGTTGAAGTATTGAAAATCGAACCTCCACCACATCCATAATAATCACTTTTACAATCTTCACCAGTAAATTTGGAGATTCTGTCAATCAATTCAGTATGCAATTTATTGCCGTGAGGAATGTAATGACCTGCCATTGACCAAGAGTTTGCTGGTGTTGATACAGGCTTGGTCAAATAAACATCATCTTCAAGCATCATTATATGCGTTGTGTTACTTCTAAGGCAAGCCTCTTTGAAACGACTAAAGAATTCTAGTACTCCATTGAGTCTATAACCATATTCACCAACAGGTCCACCGACCCGTGTGGTGAAATATCTATAATGTATGTTATATGATTCTACCAAGTATTCAAAACTACCTGTTCCATCTACACCCAAAAAATAGAAACTATCTGGATGATGTTGTCTTACATTTTGAACAACTTTTTCTGTGGCAGTTTGATATACTGATGCAATATGAAAAAAAGAAATATCAGACACGTTTCAACACCGTTAATCCATTATTGTTAGTTCTACGTTCAATCATTTCCCATTCTGGATGCGAATCGATAAACTCCTGTACGGCAGGCCAGATACCACGACCACCAAACTCACCATTTACGGCATAAGTTGTTGTATCATGGAAACCAATGTACTTCTTGGCTTTATCCGCATGAAGTTCCAATTCTTTTTTGACTTGTTCATAAACGTGTAGACTGTCTACAAACAACATATCACATTCAGGAATTTGAATTTCTCTGGTGTCTGCAACGTGTAACGTTACTCTACGACCTGCATCCTTGGCCTCTTGGAAGTACTCAGGAACGCCTGGTAGTGGTTGATACTCATAACTATGCAACTCAATGTCATTACGTAGGAAACCACGTGTACTCTGTGCCCAACCAACTCCTAGTTCAACAACAACTTCACATTCGGAAGATAGTTGTGCCAAGAGTGGTAAATGCTCATGTATGTCTGTATCTTTCGCACAGGCTTCTTCATAGATTTGTTCAAAGTTCATTTTATACCTTATACGTAAATACTGCGGCCGCATCTTCTTGGCCATACTTCTTCATGATGTGTGCTTTCCATTCTGGTACACGGTCGTATTGGTGTACAATATAGAATTCGGCACCATCGCAAGTCTTAACAACACCATCTTCAAATTTAGGAACTGGTTCAGTTAAGAACGGAATGAAATCTGTAATTTTTGATGGGTCTGCTGTTGTACCTGCATGACAAGCCCAACCGTTATATTGTTTTGCTAGATATGTACAATCAATATATGGGTGACTTTGAATCAATACATTGAATACAGCTTGGTCGCAAATTGGGATTGGTCTATTGATTCCATTTGTAAAGATATGGAAAATCAAATCTTTTAGATAATCAGAATAACCACCAAGAACACCTACATTGTAGATTTCTTTATCTTTATACATTTCATGAACATATGGTCCATAAGATTGCATCAAGTTCTCATTACCCCAAGGTTCATCTTTGTATTTCATACCTTCAGAACCAGCAACGATGCGTCTTTCTTTTCTGTCCAACAATCTTTCCATGTATTCAAATGGATTGCGTTGAAACACCACATCTTTAACATCGGTCGTTACAACGAAACGATAGTTATCACCACGTTCTTTTAAAAACTTGTGAATGTGAAAGAATCTTAATACATGAATGGGAATTCTAGGATCCAAATCAAATCGAATCACCTCGAAGCCGTGTTGTAAAAGTTGTATAACAGTTTCATCTGAAACATCAGCTGCAACAACTACTTTGTCTGTATTTTCACCTGCAACTTCACAGATTGATTTGACCCAAGGTTTTAGCTGATTAAAATTATAACCACTAAAACCACCAATAATTAAATCTTTTGTACCCATGGGAATTCTCCATTATATTTTTCATTCATTACTCTGTTACCATTTGCAAAAAATTCTGGTGTAACTGAACCAGGATTTCCATTTACTCTATAGTTGACTGTGTATTCTCTAGTACATTCAAATCTTGGAAAATGTTCTGCTATAGTATGTAGAAACACTCGGTCCTGGCCCCAACCGCCATGCCATGCAGAAGCCAATTTTACTGCAATTTCAGTTTTAATGCAATAGCAATTCGTGTCAACATGATTGATTCCATGATAAGTTTGCCACTTACCTAACGATTCACAATCATCATTACATACAAATTTACCATCTTTATCTATAATAGAACGTAAAGAGTAACACCAATCAATACCATATTTCTCAATGACGTTGATGCATGTTCGAACATGGTCTGGTTTAAAGGTATTATCTTGGTCAAGATATAATACGTATTGTGTATCAACTAGATGTGTGAAAGCTGCATAGACACGATGGCCATAGAAACCATTGGCGCCAACATTAATTGGTAGATAACAAACTTTTACAAAAGCATGGCCGGCATAATTCTCAGCAATTCTTTTAACTTTATCTTGATTTTCTCTACCATCACAAATCAGATATACTTGTGTTTCTATCGTTTGTTTTAGAACCGAATCAATCGCATCACGCACTTCAGGGGCACCCGTAGTGGGTATAATCACAGTCGCTTTCATAATTAACCTCTTGTTAGTTTCAATATTACTTATATTTGTTTCCGAATCAATGACATTAATTTTTACCTCTAACAGCCAAAGCTTTTAAGTAGTCTTTATCATCAAGGTCTGAATCTGATTTTTTCAAAGAATTTTTTACCGCTTGAATTGCTGTCGTGAATCTATAATTATAAATTGGACTACTGCCACCACGCTTCAATCT